CAGGAACAACGGCTGCTGGTGGAGGATCGGTTACAGCAAGTTATCAAATTAATGTAGGAAATGCGACATCGACATATGGATATGGATGGGGAGTTTTAACATGGGGTAATAGTACATGGGGTACACCTCGATCTTCTTCCAATGTTACTATTTATGCACGTCAATGGTCCTTAGATAATTTTGGAGAAGATTTAATTGCTACTGTATTAAATGGTGGAACTTATCAGTGGGATAAATCAAATGGTACGAGTACAAGAGCCGTGAGCCTTGGGGCAACAGCCCCGGTTGCTTCTCGGTTTAACTTAGTCTCGGCTGATACAAGACACTTATTTTTATGGGGAACATGCACTACTGTTACTAATGCAACAACACAGGATGATTTATTTTTTAGATTTGCTGATAGAGAAAGTTTAACAACATGGGCACCTACTGCTACGAATGAAGCAGGTTCCCTTCGTATTGCCGATGGTTCACGGATTGTCGGAGCCGTACGATCAACGGGACAAATTCTAGTATGGACCGATACATCTTTGCACGGTGTTCAATTTGTAGGTACTCCTTTTACTTTTGGTCAACGTCAACTAGGGGCTAACTGCGGATTGATAGCACAGCATGCAGCTATTGATGTAAACGGAAGAGCTTATTGGATGGGTGATGATGCATTCTATATGTATGATGGTGTTGTTAAAAAGATGCCATGTTCTGTTCAAGATTATGTGTATGATGATATTAGTTTTACTAATAAAAATGATATAGCTTGCGGGGTTAATCCTGAGTTTAATGAAGTTTTATGGTTTTATCCTTCGTCTAGTGCTACTCAAATTGACAGAGTAGTAGTATATAATTATTTAGAAAATACATGGTATACATCTACCCTTGGAAGAACAACATATCTTGGAAATTATACCTATGAATATCCAATTTCTAGTGAGTATGATACAACGGTTACAGCTAATGCAACTACAAGCACAGGAGTCTCTGATACTCCAATTGGTGTAACAGCAGGAGCTTCCTATCTCTATGAACAAGAAAAAGGAAATAACCAAGCTAACGGGACGGCTATTGCAGCTTCTCTGACAACAGGATCAATTGAGATAGGGAATGGTGATCAATTTATGTCAGTTAGTAAATTTGTTCCTGATTTCACTGATTTATCTAAGGAATTAACCGTTACTCTTACATTAGAGGATTATCCTCAATCGACTACATCGCAGACTACTTCAGGAAATGTAAGTAGCACAACACAGAAAATTAATGTAAGAGGAAGAGGAAGATCAGTAAAGTTGAATTTTTTAACCAATGTTGCGGATGAAACAAACTGGAGACTGGGTTCAATGAAACTGCAACTTAGACCAGATGGAAGAAGATAATGGCTAAAATAACAATTACACGTTTACCTAATGCAACACCTGAATATCAACAATCACAGATAGATCAAATTATGCGTTTACTAGAGCAAATTATTTTAGCGCTTAATACATCGTATGCTCAAGATATAGAAGATAAGTCTGGGGGAAGGAGTTGGTTCCTTGGCTGACACATTTAAAAATTCTTCCCTTGATGTTACTACTACCGATTTAACGGCGGTATATACCGTTCCATCGGCATCACCAGGGGTAACAGGAACAGCACCCACTTTTCCTACTACTAGCGTTGTTAAATCTATTTTAGTGGCTAGTGATTCAGCAAATGCCACTCTCGTTGATATTAAATATTTAGACTCAAGTGCCACAGCTACTTTTGTTTTATTTAATCAAAAAAGTATTACAGCAAATAATACAGTAGAATTACTAGACCAACCTTTAGTATTAGAAGAAGGAGATATCTTATATGCTCAAGCTAATGCTGCCAATCAAGTTCATGTTACAGCTAGTGTTTTAGAAATAACCAAAGGAGATCTGTAATCGACTTACATTCTTTATTTATTACTCCTATCTTTTCTTTAAATTTAGCGGGTTATGAGGATCTTGTAAAAGATATTAAATCCCTACAAGAAAAAGAACCTCAGACTATTGAGGGAAAAAGTACAAAAGGAGGATGGCATAGTCATGACTATCTTCATGAAGATGAAAAATTTAGTACATTAAAATCAGAAATTGTTAATTTATCGCAAGAGGCGATGACCCATTTAGATATAATAGATGAAATGATTCCCTCCATGACAGGCATGTGGGCCGTGGTCAATGGTCCGAGAAGCAGTAATCGTCTTCACAATCACCCTTATAATTATCTCTCAGGCGTGTTTTATTTACAAGTACCTCCCAAAAGTGGAGCTCTTGTTTTTCATGATCCACGTCCTCAATCGGAAATTCTTTCTCCTCCTAAAAAAGCAGGAGAGAATATTCATACAAGTCACCGAGTTTCATGGAACCCTAAACCAAATGATTTATTATTTTTTCCCTCTTGGCTATATCATGAGGTTGAGGAAAATAATTCTCAAGAAGAGAGGATTGTGATATCATTTAATATTGAATTAAAAAGGAGTAAGAAGCATGACTAAAATTGTTGAAGAGGCTAAACAACTTGGAACAGTAAAACTAGGGGATGGAAGAGAAATACCTAAAATGAGTTGTCGGTCAGAGACAATTATTACTAATACTGAAACAGGTTATGAGTATTCCTCAGAAGAAGAAGTTAAAAATGATATTGATAATCCTAATACCAAAACAAAAGAACACCATATACGAAGAGATGTTAAGATTTTTGCCCCTCGATTAGCTGATATGATTGCTCCTTCTAAAAAAGACTAAGCGCTACAAGCTTCGCATTCCGTATCACTAGAGTTACCCTGCAACATTACTTGCTCATCCGAAGTATTATGGCACCCACACCCTTTTAAATGCTTTTCTAATGTTTTTTCTAATCTTTCTTTGTCTCGTTCCACGGCTAATAAACGTTCGTGGTATCTGCTCACCTTATCTGCAAGGGTAGCTATAGCCTTCAATATTTCTTGATTTTCCATAATAACTCCTGTGATATTCTAATTTTGGGTGAGATCTAATTTAAACACATCTCTGGAATAAATCAAATACTATATTTTACTTGAGGATAATAAGTTTCCTTGACAAGTAAAATATGTTATGAATTAGGAAGCAATTATGTATGATTTTGCTATTAAGAAAGACTTCTTTAAAAACCCTGATTTTTTAAAAATTAAAAAACAACTTCTTAGTTTAGAATATAATCCTCCTTCTCCCGAGGATACGGGCAGGCTTTCTAAGCAAGCTTATTGGCATTCTCGTACAGTAGAAACAAAAAGTGAAATTGGCGATTTAATATTATCTAATATTAAAAATCATTTTAATTTTAAAATAAAAAAATTTCATAATATACTTTTTACTATGGTGGGTAATAAACCTCAGCTTAATCCTCATATAGATTTAGTAAAAAATAAAATAGAGTATCAATGTTTAATCTATATAAGCGGTCCAATTTCTTTAGAAAATGGAACTGGTTTCTTTACTCCTAAAGAAGTTAAAAATAATAAAGTTTCATATTTTCACACCGATCACATAGGTTTTGAAGAGAATAAGGCTATATTTTTTAACTCTTCTAAAGTCCACTCTCCTTTACAAACCCTAGAAAAAGGGGGGTGGAGGTATTCAATTGTGTGTTTTTTTTGTTAAAAATATGATATGAAGAAGGGGAATAAAGAATGAAAAAAGGGGACACTTATATTTCAGGTAGATGTGTGCAACATTATATTCTTAGTCCTATAGAGATAGAGGATTTAAATATTAAATATGAAAAGGCCAAGGATCATTTAAATTCTTTTGGTCCTCGACTAGCAGGAAGATTAGACTCAGAATTATCTTTTACCCATCTTTTAATGGAAACAAAAATTTATAAAACTATTACCAAGTGTATAGATGATTATATTGATTCCCTGACAGATTATCATTTATTAAAAAAGGGAAAGAAACATCTGGAAATTATTAGCTGCTGGATTAATGACATGGTTGAAGGAGAATATAATCCCCCACATACACACCATAATGGAACAGGTTTTTCTAGTGTTCTTTTTTTAAAAGTTCCTGAATTTATTGATGATACGAAAGATCCTCATAAATTTAAGGACGGTACATTATGTTTTATTAATGACAGTACAACATCTTGGATGACTCCAAAAGTAGGAGACTTTTACCTTTTTCACGCTAATCATCAACATTGTGTAATGCCTTTTAAAACCAAAAATAAAAAAGATATAAGAAGATCAATGTCTTTTAACTTTATTATAAAAGAAGAAAAAGAAGATAAAAATAAAAAATGATTTTTGAAATAAAAAATGTATTAACCGAAAGAAAAATAAAAAAACTTTATGATGATTTATTAGGTTCTAGAAGCTGGCATTTAAAATCTACATACGGCGATGGAAGTAATCCTTACCCTAATCTTCCAGTTACTTTTGATCATAATCCTTTAAACCCTCATTGGCATTCTTATTTTCAAGGTCTTTATCATGGAATAAATTCCATGTTATATCAACAATATGCATTTGATTTAGGAGATTTAGAACCTTCTACTATTTCTATTAATGCTCAAAAAAAAGGTCATCATTATGTTTTTCATGATCATCAAAACTATAGGTATGTAATAGTTGGATTTTTAACTCCTGAGTGGGAAGAAGAATGGGGAGGAGAATTACAGGTAGAAGGAGAAACTATTAAATTTAAGCCCGGCAACTTTATTTTATTTAAAGGAGATAAACTTCACGATGCTATGATTATTAAAAATGAAATTCCCTACTGGAGAATCTCTGTAGGAATTTTTATAAAATGATAGTAAATTATTTTTATAGTCCTGGACTTCCTCACGTTATTCATCAAGATTTTGAACCTTATAATTTTAATACACAAGAAGGCTATCATAAGTGTTATGCCCATAAATGGTCAGTAATGAATAGATTTAAAATAAAATGTCCATATGAGTTAGATTTTAATTTATCATTTAAAGAAGATAGAAATGTTTTAATTAAATTTAATAATATTATTTCTGAAAAAACTTTTAATCGTTTTGTGATAAGTAACCCTCAACAAAATTTTACTGTGGATACCAATAAATTTGTATTTCAATTAAGATTACTTACTTCATTTTATACAAAAGAAAAATGTTTTATGGAATTAAACCATCCTGAACATTTAGATTCTAACTTAAAGTTAATTAAAGGTAAATATGATATTTCCAAATGGCTTAGACCTCTTAACGCTGCTATTGAGGTTCAAAAATTACCGTGTAGAGTAGTATTATCCCGAGAAGATATTTTAGGAGAATTAGTTTTTCATGCAGAAAAAATTAACGAACCTATTAAATTAAAAGAAAATATTAAACCTAGCGATGAGCTTATTTATCTTTCTCAAGAAAATTCTCAAATTACTGATTATGTAAGTAAGGCTAAAACTTTAATTGAGAGAGGATCAAAACTTTTAAAAAGGTGTATACGATGAAATTAAATGCTACTTCTATTGAATCTATTAAAAATAAAAAACCTACATTTATTAAAAATTTTACTACTTTAGATCAACTTTATGATTTTAATTTTTTAATAAAATTTTTAAATGATAATCCAGTTGTGGTTTATAATAAACAAACAAGCCCTTCTTATTCTGTTATTTGGCAAGCTCGTCATACTCATCAATATAATTCTTTCTTTTTTACATTTTTAGATTTTTTTAGAAAAACTTTTAAATACACAACCGATATGAATGATGGGGTGGATTTATTTTTTTCTTTGGTTACTTTATCAGGAGGATCTCATGTAGATAGTGAAGATGTATTTTTACTAGGGCTTCATGGAAAAACTATATATCAAGATATAATAACAGAAAAAAATTATACTATTGAAGAAGGAGATTTATTATTTTTTCCTAGACAACGTTCTCATCGAGCCATTTCTTTAAGCCCTCGAATTGTACTTTCAGTTGGTTTTTTTGGAGGAAAAGAAGAATGAAAATTGTGAGTTATATAGATGATTTTTTAGATAAAGATTCTTTTTTAAAAATACAACAAAATTTAAGTACGTTATCCTATACTCCTATTAAAAATGATGACGGATTGTATGGTCATCAACATATATTAAACATAAATAATATTGATGATTTTTTATTAAAAAAAATTAAAGATTATTTTTTTCCAAATAATGAAAATTTAAAGCCTGTAGAGACACGAGCTCATCTTAGACACAATAAAATAAAAGTTATGCCTCATCTAGATGATTCTTATTTTGTAAAAGGTAATGATGTAATGGCTTTTATTCTTTACGTTAAAGGAGATTCTCTTCTTCATAATGGAACAGGGTTTTATGGTGCTGATAATAATTTAAAATCATTTATAGGATTTCAAGAAAACAGAGCATTATTTTTTAATGGAGCCAAAATTTGGCATACAGATTTACAATTTTTAGGGGAAAGTTCTCCTAGGTATACTTTAAATATTTTTTATGAAAGTGATAAATGAATATTGAAATAAAAGATAATGTTTTTAAGCAGCAAACTATTGATGAGTTATATTTTTATTACCGAGATTATGCACCATGGGGATTTTATGGAGATGGCGTGGGAGGAAGTAATTGGCGTAAATTTAAAAAAGAAATAGAAATGAATAATAAGTGGGATAAACTTCTTTATAATAAATCTAACTTATTAGCTAAGGAATATGGAGGAGATAAGGTTTCATTTAGAAGGGGATACTTAGGAGCCCATGTGTATGGAATGGTTCATGATTTTCATTATGATGATATTGCTGAAGATTATAATCAAATATTAACTATTATGTTTTATCTTAACAGAGACTGGAAAATACAATACAGTGGAGAAACAGTTTTTTTAACTGAGGATTGGCAAGATATCAAAGAATCAATTATTCCTAAACCAGGAAGAGCTGTAGTCTTTGATGGCTATATTCCTCATGCAGCAAGAGAAGTAAGTAGAATGTGTGTAGATTTAAGAATGGTAGCAACTTTTAAATATGAATTCAAATGATAGATAAAAAAATTACTTTTATTGCATCAAATAGAGATTTTTTAGAGGTATGGCCTCATCCTAAACCCGCTACTCATTTTATCCCTGAAGAATATAAAAAATTAGAAAGACATGAAAATAATAATATTCAAACCCCTACAATTAAAACTTGTATTCCTTTTTTAGACTCTCTTACTGCTGGGTATATTATTCCTTTTGATCAAGATTATTTAGTCAATCCTGTAGAAAAAGATTTTACTGTAATACCTTCTAATGAATTTGACCCAGGAGATTTTGGGTATCATGATAAAGCACAATTACCTAAAGAGTGGCATAGTAAGTCCGGTCAAGGCGCTGGTAAATTTCATAATAAATGGTTAATAAAAACTCCCCCTGGTTACAGTTGTCTGTTTACTCAACCAATGAATAGATTTAGAGAAGATAGATTTAAAATTATTGATGGAATTGTAGATACAGATAAATATATCAACCTTATTAATTTTCCTTTTTTACTTAATAAAAGAGATGAACAATTTATAATAAAAAAAGGAGACCCCATGGTTCAAGTTATTCCTTTTAAAAGAGACAGTTGGAAAATGTGGTGCGGTTTTTATAGAGAAAAAGAGCATCAAAAAACTTTAAATTTAATTTTAAGTGAGTGGGTAGATAAATATAAAAAAATGTTTTGGAGTAAAAAAAGTTTTAAATGAGTGAGTTAAAAGATTTTATTCATTGTTATGAAAACATACTGGATCTTAAAGTATGTCAACAAATTATAGCTGCATCAGAAAAATTAGATTTTACTAGAGCCGGTACTCAAGATGGTGAAATTACGGAGCATCGGAAATGTTATACTCGAGAAATAGGAAAAGAATTTGAAAGTTATATTTTTAAAGGAGTAGGAAAAGTTTTAGAAAAATATAGTGAATGCCATCATCATTTTCATACTGGGCTTACTATGGAGGATACAGGATATTCCCACCTTATATACTTAGGTTCTCAACGAGGAGAATATAAAGAACATGTGGATCATTTTGACATGTATCCTCGAGTTTTAAGCTGCTCTTTTATTTTGAATGATAATTATGAAGGAGGGGATTTTGCTTTTTTAAATGGGAGTTATGTTATCCCTAAAAAAGCAGGAAGTGCTGTGGTGTTTCCAAGTAATTTTTGTTTTCCACATGCTGTGTTGCCTGTTTCTAAAGGAGATAGGCATGCTATTATTACATGGATTCATTAATGACAGAAAAATATACCTTTACGAAAAACTATATTAAAGAATATAAAAATGTTATTTCTTCTGACTTAGCCAATAAAATTATTTACCAAAAAGATTTAGCTTTTTATCAAGCAACAACACGTGGGGGTAATGTTAATCAGCATCGTAATTGTTTAATTAAAACATTAGATAAACAATTTAATAAAGAAGTATCGCAAGTTTATATAAAAATATTTAAGGAATATATTAAAGAGTTTAAATTTTTTAATTCTATAAAAATGCAAACCACAGGTTATGATCATGTTTTATATTTAGGAGAAAGATCCCAGGAATATAAAGATCATGTTGATTTTTCTCGTGATCGTGAACCACGAATTTTAACTTGTTCTTTAATTTTAAATGATGATTACGAAGGGGGCGATTTTAAATTTTTTGAAGGAGAGTATACCCTTCCTAAAAAAGCATGTAGTGCGGTTGTTTTTCCAAGTAATTTTTGTTTCCCTCACGCTATTACACCCGTCAAAAAGGGAGATAGACACGTTATCATTACATGGATTCATTAATGAAAGAAAAATACAAATATATAAAAAATTTACTTTCTTTAGATGTAGCAGAATTTATTACTTTTACTTCTCTTACATTTTATCTAAATGATAAAAAAGTTGATAAAATAGATGATCAAGTTCCTTTATCTTTTTCTATGCATTCCTCTTATTATCCTCTTTATAGACACTTATTATATTTTTTAAAACCCAGATTAGAAAAAGAATCTCAATTAGAATTAAATCCTATATACTCTTACAGTAGATTTTATTTAACCGGGGCTAATTTAGTAAAACATACTGATAGACCAGCATGTGAAATAAGTGTTTCTCTAACACTTAAATATAAGTATAAAAATAAAAATTATAAATGGCCTTTATGTATGGAGAATACCCCTATTATTATAGAACCAGGAGATGGGGTTTTATATAAAGGAAGAGAAATAGAACATTGGAGACCCATATTTACTGAACCTGATGGGAGCTGGCATCATCAAGTTTTTTTACATTATGTTAATAAAAATGGACCATGTAAAAATTTAAAAGAAGAGGTTGATAACAAAACTCAAAGATTTAATAATAAAGAGCAGAAAAAAATAAATAATTATTAGCTATAATGAGGATCGTAATCTCTCCATGACTTTCCTTCAGCCTCGGTAGTTCCATTATCTATATCAGCTTTTAGAGCCACTTCATAATTCATAAGTGCTTCCTCAATTTGAAGTCTACGAGTTTCACCCCAGGTTAATAAATCAGCAATAGTAGTATTACCTACTACATCTGAAGTAGAAGTTAAAGGTGTATTTCCTGTCATGTTATTTGTAGATGCATCTTTATTTTGAATTTCATTGGGGCCTAAAGAATTCCATACTACATAATGAATAGTATCAGGCAACCAAGAATCATCCCAATTTTTTCCTTTATCTTCCCATTTAAAAGCCATTTCATCATCTAAAGTAATAGCATCTTTATTTGATATTACGATTTGTGTAGCCATGTTGTTTCTCCTAATGTTTTATAATATAGTTAACCACCACATAAGGTGAAAAAGTATTAGTACCCGATGCTGTAACAGCTCCACTTAAAGTTCCGGTAATAGTTCCTGTTAGAGTTCCTGACAATGTATGACTATGAGTGTGACCTGTACCTGATCCTGTATTATCTAATGCATTATTAGCAGTGTTAATTGGTCCTCCTGCATATCCATCTGGGGGAGAATAGGTCATTGCTTTTGCTGGATCAAACCAGTTACGAGCCCCTCTGGGATTTGAATTACGTTGACCAATAGTTGCATGCATATGAGAAGCTAATTGAGCTTCCGTTAAAGAAGTATTATCAATGCTTCCTGTCACTGTTACTGCTTGATTATTAGTAAAAGAAACACCTTGATTATTAGTTACTGAAACAGTTACTGTATTTGCTCCACCTGTAGCTGCTAATGCATACGAAGATCCACCATCATAACCTTGTGGCATTTTACCTTGTAAATCTGGAACATTAAATGTTGTTGATCCATTTCCTGCTCCATACGTAGTAGAAATTACAG